GCATGGGAATACCTAAAGCGTGGTAAGACTGAAGTGTCACCTGGCGTGCCTACCGCCATGTACAGTCCAGATGATATTAAAGCGTTTGTAATGGGGACAGGTAAAACAGAACCAGGCAAGGAAAAACAACGTCAACAATTTGCTCAATCTCTAGCCAGTCTTTGGCCTTATTTTGAAAAGGTCAGTCCAGAAAAAGGATATTTAGAAGGTGGCATACTATTCAGTCCACTAAACCCTTATCAGTTTAATCCACAGAGTCAAGAGTTTGACTTTAAACCAAATATTACAGCATTCCATATTCCTAGAAACAGTGATCTAGGCAAACGTATTGAGAAGGCTAAAGTTATGATTGCTGCTACAGGATACTACGATAGCTTAGGCAGTTCTGATGAAGGTAGATATCCTGATGCAGGACAGTTAAGCACACCCGATGTAATCGTACAGGGCACACACTATGTAGAAGAAGCCCCTGGCGTAGATAGTGCACTGGTAGACAAGGCAGAACAGTATATATCGGCTAACGCTGCCGCCATTGATGCATTCCTAGCTCCTAAGCCAGGTTTAACCAAAGTAGGCGATGTTCTTTATAAGTTTTATAATCAGAACTTACGAGTTGCAGGAGTTAAAGAAAAGTTTGCAGTCTGGGCTGAACAGAATTTATCTGCTAATCAAGCTGCTAAAGTTGTCAACGATCCCGGATTGGATGCTGTACTTACCGCAGTAGAATTATTAACCAATGCTAAGATGGACGTTTATCGCAGAACCAGTGCAGGCACACATGGCGGCATTCGACAGACAAAACCAGAAGGTTATGTTTATCAAGATCCAGAAACAGGACAATTTGTAAAAGCAGTTAGTCAAGCAGACTGGTCTCCGGAGAAAAGATAATGAGATTAAGAAATTTATTTGAGACGATTGCTAGAACAGGCAAAGGCAATACTGCTGTAATAGGTTGGGGCAGAGGTATGGGGCACAAAGGACACATGATGTTGGCCAGCAGTGTTATTACCAAAGCCAAAGAACTAAGCGGTGATCCTTACTTTGTAGTAAGTCGCACAGTGGGCAAAGATGATCCTATTACTCCAGAAGAAAAGTTAGCTATCTATAAAAAAGTATTTCCACAACAAGGACATATCTTCCAAGCTGCCAGTGACGAGATTCCCGACTTAACTCGTGTGTTAAGCAATCTTAATCAACAAGGTTATAAGAACGCAGTAGTAGTTGTAGGTGAAGATCAAGTTAAAGCATTTCAATACTTAAAGAATTATAACAGCAAGCCAGATAAAACAGGCAACGTGGCATTTAATTTCGATAGTTTAGATGTTATTAGTCGTCAAGAAACAGGTGATCCTAGTGCAGGAGAAGAAGGTCCACGAGCTACTCCTATGCGTCAAGTGCTAATGGATCCTAGTAAAAGTGAGCAAGAACAATTTGCAGTCTGGCGCAATGCTATGAATCCAGAACTCAGTGATGAAGAAGTAATGGATTTGATGAACAAGGCTAAACAGCGTATGGCACAATATGCCGCACCTAAAAAGAAAGCTGTTGCTCCTAAAGAAAGTAAAGAAGCAGACTACGGTGCCGACTATCAAGACAAAGTTAAACGTTTAGGACAGATGGCTCGACAAGGCGAGCGTAAAACAGTTTGGGATCCTGTTAAACGAGTGTATAAGACTGTTCCAGTTAATCCGCCTAAACAGCAAGGTGTGGCGGAGAGCAGAGTTGACGAATTTTTACCAGCATTGGCTGCAGGTGCAGGTGCATTGGCACGGGGGGCCGCGGTCGGTGCAAAAGCGATTAGTGGTGCGGCACTTAAAGGCGCACAATCAGTTACTCCCGGTGTAGTAAAGACAGGACAGGCGATCCGTAAAGTTCCAGGTCAAGTTGAAAAAGGATTAATAAAAGGATTTGAAGTTCTTAATGCTCTTGTTCCAGGCGGAATCTTTAATCCAGATGGAAGTATGAAGGGGTCGCAGTATCTAACAAAATATCTAACGCCACAACAAATTCAACAAGTAACGCAACAGCAAGGTGTGGCGGAACAAGGCTATGGAAATCACCCCTCACAGAGAGTGGATCCGCGGACTGGAAAGAAATATGTTCCACCAAAAAGTCCATTAGGGCAAGGTGTGGCGGAAAAGATGATGCCTAAGAGTACGTTTGCAGGCAGTGACAAGCACAAGTTAGGTCCAGCTGCTCATGCCAAGGGCAAACAAAAAGGTCCAGTTAAGCGTGGACAGCTTGTAGGTGATGCAGAAGAAAGTATACAAAAAGGTATACCAATAAGCGAAGATGTTTTACACATCATGACTCCACTAGTAGACAACATACTGGCCAAATATATCAAATGAAACAGTATAGAATCAGAACAGAGCCAGTAGATACAGACGGCACAGCCGATGCTTATTTGTCACCTGACGATCCTATACACGAATTAAAAGCTATACAGCATCTAGCAGGATTAGGTAGTCAACAAAGATTAGCCGAATATAGAGATAAAGTTGCAGCAATGAATACACAAGCTGCACAAGGTAGCAACATTACTGTAACTGCCGCAGAAAATGCTCGTATAATGCGTGAACAAAATATAAAACCAGGGACACCCGAGTGGTTTAAATTATGGTTTAGTCTTCCCTACTTAACAGGCGAAAAAAAGATAGGAAAATAATATGATAAACTATACATGGAAAATAGACAATTTAAGCTGCTACGACGAATTAAACGGACTAACGGATGTAGTGTTTAAAGTAGAATGGACCTGTTTGGCCGAAGAACAAGACGGCGATAAAAATTATAATACTCAATGGATGGATAAAACTATAGTACCTATTGAAACAGGTGATCAATTTACCCCATTCCAGCAGTTAACTGAAGAACAGATATTAGGGTGGGTTTGGCAAACCGGTCTTGATAAAAATTATATTGAATCAAGATTAGTCGAAGGTATAAATGAGCAGAAAACAGCGCCATCTATAACCGAGCAACTTGTTCCCTGGAATGCGGTCTAAGGTAAATATAATACTATGGATCAATTACAACAACTTGCTAAAATTGCCTTTGCCAGCACATACAGCTTTGCACTAAAGGCACAAAACTACCACTGGAACGTAGAAGGACAGGATTTCTTTGAATATCATGCACTGTTTGAAACAATTTATTCCGAAGTTTACGGATCAGTGGATAACTTTGCAGAAAACATTCGTAAGTTAAAAACTTATACACCTGCAAGTCTGCGTAGATTTAACATGTTGACACAGATTGAAGATGAGACAGATATTATTCCGTTAGAAGCAATGGTAAAAGAATTACTGCTAGATAACGAAAAAATGATTGTTATCCTAAAAAAGACCTACGATGCTTCGGAAGCGGCAGGTAAACACGGCTTTAGCAACTTCCTAGCAGAACGCATGGACAATCACGAAAAACACGGTTGGATGTTGCGAGCCAGCAGCAAAGGCGGAAATCAATGAGAGCAAAAGATTTTGTAAACGAAGCTTCAGCAGGTCGTATGTCTAAAAGACAACAAGAACCTAGTCGCGGAGTACACAAATTCACAGATGCGGAAAAATGGAGCAGTGACTACAAAATGTATCGCATGGGCCTAGCATTGGCCTGCACTGACGGTAAATCAACTCCCGAGATAGATTTTGAAAGTTTTGTAGGACGCTGGAGAATGGCCTATCCTTATAGTCAAGTCGAAGTAGACATGCTAAAACGTGCATACGAAGTAACAAAAACTGCATATGTTGATTTAAATAATGGTGACTTAACAAGCAAAGAATTGTCTAGTACAAATGTCACAAGCCCTATAAGTAATTGGATGAATAAAAAATGAAACACGAATTTACTAAAATTATCAAAGGCGTCGAAACACGTTATGTATTGGAAAACGCTACTGCCGGTGGAACTAGCTCAGGCAGTGTTGCCAGCGTAAGCACAGCAATGGGCGGTGTTCGTAAACGCGGAGATAATCTGTTAGCGCAGGAAGCTGGGAAGAAAGAAGCCCCGAAGCCTCGTAATTTTGTGGCCAAGAATGCCAAGATGGGCGGTGCTGGCCAGCACAAGGATAAGAAGAAAGCTGAGAAGCAGGGTAATGTAAAACATAAGAAACCATTTGCCGAAGAGCAAGGTGTGGCGGAAGGCTCTATCAAAGATGCCGAATCGGCATTAGCAAGACACGGCCAACGCAAAGTAGACCACGAACAAAAATATGGTCCAATGAGTGGTGCTGATTTACATCAGCATGAAGTAATGCGTAAACAGTTATTAGATAAAAAACGCCGAGCACAGAATGCTTATGCGAAGAAGCAAGGTGTGGCGGAGGCTGGCCCATTTAGTTACGGAGCAAAAAAGCCACGCAAAGGTAGTATAGCGGCAAATGCTGAACAAAAAAGAAAAGAGCAAGACAATGGCAAACAGCCAATTGAGCCTCGAGATCAAATGGTAGGTGTTGCTAAGGTAAAGCAAGGTGTGACGGAAGGCATGGATGGAGCAGTTAACTACACATTAGATCATCCAGTTGATAAAGAGTATGTATATCAAATTGTGAGTGATGGTAGAGGCAGAGGCATATACAACAGCTTAGAACAAGCAAAGGATATTGTAAAAAATATGAAAAATATTAGTTCCAATAACAGTTTTAAAATTGTTCGTAAGATGAGAAGCAAGATGGCAGGACCTAAAGGTCAATTACCAGAGCAAGGTGTGGCGGAAGAGTGGAGTCAAAAATATAAATCCAGTATCAACTGTAGTCATCCAAAAGGCTTCTCACAAAAGGCACATTGTGCTGGCAAGAAAAAACACGAAGAAAGTATGATGACAATGGAAGCAGTATGTCCAGATTGCGGCATGTGCCAAACACACGGCAATTTGAATGAAATCAAGAAAGGCGCTAAGGATTCAAACGGTTATACTAAATGCTGGAGTGGATATCACGCTGCTGGTACCAAAAAAGGTAAAAATGGTGGGCAAGTTCGTAACTGTGTGCCCAATGAAAGTGTGGCAGAAGGCATGGACCCAGAAAAAAGAGCAAGACTCGATGATCTTCTCGGCATGTATAGAGACAGCACAGATCCGTCAGACTATTATGATTCTGAATACGAAGATCCAGAAGAAGTTCTAAACATGATTAGAGCAGAATTTGGTAACCGTGTTGCTGACCAAATAGAAGCCGGCACAGACAAGATGCACTTTCCTAGAAAAGATCACGATCAAGGTTACGATCCAATGAGTTGGAGAAAGCCAATAGACAGACAGACCAAAGCGGGTAAAATGTATAAGCAGGACAGTGACTATAGAAAGAACACCATCAAGTCGAGATATAGACTAAGTGGTAAGAGTGCAACTGAAGGTGTCAACGGCGAATATGATGACGAAGCTGGCATGGCACATAATAACCTGCTTACTTCGGCAAGAGCAGTAATGGGATTATTGAAGACCATCGAAGACAAAGATAATCTACCAGAATGGGTTCAAGAGAAAATTGCCAAAGCAGAAATGATGTTAGTCGGTGTTTGGGATTATCTACAAAGTCAAAAAGAACAAGGCATTGATCCAAAAGTAGAAGGATATGGACGTTACGATCGTAGAGACGCATATCAAAGAGATTACGACCATAGTGTTGCAGGCATGGATCGCCCAGGTAATCATAGAGATGACGAAAGACACGATCTAGATCCAACAGATTGGTACGTTGTCAAAGATGGTAAAATGTTCAAAGTATCTGTCTATCCCAATCAAGAACAAGAAGCAATGGCACGTGGATACAGTCGCACCAGAGAAGAAGCCAAAGCAAAGGCTGACGATGTATTAGAAGTTGCTCCTCCAGGATGGGAGAAAACTGTTAAGGCTATGAAGAAGCATGATAACATCGATAACCCATTTGCACTGGCGTGGTCTATGAAAAACAAAGGCTATAAGAGTCACAAAAAAGAAAGTGATGATCCTTACTTAGAATCCCTAGCCAGCAAGCTAGACCAGTTAAAAAAAAAGTAAGTGAGCGTCAGTTAGAGCCAACAATGGATCTAGATACATGGAAAGATAATTTCCAAAACGCAGATCCAAACAAATATAAGCAGTTTAAGAATAAAACTCCTGACAAAAAAGATCAAATGGCAACTGCTGCATTATATAAAGCGCGACAACCTAAGCAAAATGAAAACTTTGCCGACGGAAAAAATCCGCAAGATAAAGGTGATGCCAAGCGACATGGTGTCAACACCAAAGCATCAGTAAGTAGTCTACGTAAAACTGCTAAACAAGGTGGGCGCAAAGGTCAACTAGCCCACTGGATGGCCAATATGAAAGCTGGCAAGGCTAAAAAGAAATGAGTTTTTTAGTTGTCAATCTTCCGCCAGTACATTGTTTTGTACGTAAAGAGTTTTTGTACGATTTTAAATCAGGTCACGGAGAGTACGAACCTTGTATCTGGGTATCTATCAAAAGCCTGCGTAGTCAAGCATTTCGTATAGAAGCTTATTTGCCTAGATACGGTGCTCTATATGACAAACTGCCCTTACATGCCTATGTCAGCAGAAATACAAACTTAGAACTTGACAAGTTTTTACCATTAGACACACTGCAAATATGGGATTGTTTTAGCTACGACATTGCCGTGATACAAAAAGCCTTTCTAAGAAATCTTAGTTGTAAAGTTTATGCTAAAGACAAACAACTATATTCCGGCGACTATATGTTTACTGTAGATAATGCTGCTCCGGATCTTAATATTATAGACACTAGCTATAGTGAATGGCCTGAGGATCATAAAAGTTTTAATTTTATACAATTGGATAATGGCCAATATGCAGCACAGCCCAATAACAGATGTTTGTTCTTTGACGCTGCTAGTAATCCTAAAGAAATGTTGTTTCCAGATTTTAAGGTAGCTACTAGGAAATGGGTAGTAGAAACTAATCCAAAATGGAGATTGGGCGACAGCGATACCGTAACCTACGAATAAGATTTGACACTGTAATTATAATAGTATATAATTAACGTTCACAGGAGGATTTTATGGGTAAAGCATTTGGCGCACCAGAGCAAGCAAAAATCAAGCAAATTGTAGCAGAAGGCTGCACAGTTATGCAAGAAATTCAAGATCTTACAGAAGGTCTTAACGAAACAATCAAAGCAGTAGCAGAAGAACTAGAAGTAAAGCCTAGTGTTATTCGCAAAGCTATTAAAATTGCACTTAAAGATCAATGGGATCAAGTATTCCGCGAATTTGATGATCTAGAAACTATTGTTGATATCAGTGGACACGCAAACCGTCGTGAAGATTGATGGTTCAAATCAACAAGGCATTTACAAACATATATAATTGGGCCAAACGTGATTTCCAAGAATGGCCTACTCGGTTTACTTTAGAAATTGCAGCATGGTTCATGAGCTTAATATGTTCAGTGGCATTGGCTACGAGCGCTACTGATCCGTTATTTTATTGGCTCTATCCTGTTTTTATTATACAGTGTGCTATCTTTGGATGGGCTGCTTGGACACGTAAAAGTACAGGCATGGTAGCAAACTACGCACTGTTAGTCACAATAGATTTAATAGGCTATATTAGGCTAATAAATAGTTAAGAGAATGGTACAGCGAGCCATAAATCGCACAGAAGAAGGTCAGTGGGCCATAAAACCACGAGGAGAAAAATATGAGTTATGTCGATGCCATTTGGGATCGCGAAAAAGATGTTGTTCGCGTTGTTGAACGAGATGCTAAAAAAGGTCGTACATATCACGACTACCCTGCCAGATATGTTTTTTACTATCCGGATGCCAAGGGGAAACACAAATCAATCTTTGGAGAATCTCTAGCTAAAGTCTCGGCTAAAAGCTGGAAAGAGTTTATCAAAGAACAAAAAATCCACAGCAGCCACAAGCTATACGAAAGTGATATCAACGCCACGTTTCGTGTACTTGAAGAAAATTATCTCGGAAAAGATGCTCCAAAACTTAATGTAGCGTTTTGGGACATTGAGGTGGACTTTGATCCAGAACGTGGATATGCTAGTCCAGAGGACGCATTCATGCCAATCACTGCGATTGCTGTTCACCTACAATGGCTAGATACCCTGGTATGTCTTGCTGTTCCGCCAAAGACTCTTACAATGGAACAGGCACAAGCACAGGTAACAGATTTTCCTAACACTTTTTTATTCGAAACTGAATATGAAATGTTAGACACATTCTTAAATCTAATTGAAGATGCTGATGTACTAAGCGGATGGAATAGCGAGGGCTTTGATATGCCCTACACCGTTAACCGTATTATTAAAGTACTGAGCAAAGAAGATACACGCAGACTCTGCCTTTGGAATGCCATGCCAAAGAAAAGAGAATACGAGAAATACGGTAAAGCGGCTGTTACCTATGATTTAGTAGGTCGTGTACATTTAGATAGTCTTGAACTGTATCGCAAGTACACATATGAAGAACGCCATACATATAGACTAGACGCTATTGGCGAGATGGAGATAGGCGAAAGCAAAACTGTTTACGAAGGCACACTAGATCAGCTGTATAACAATGATTTTAAAAAGTTCATTGAATACAATAGGCAAGACTGTGCATTGCTTGATAAACTTGATAAAAAACTAAAGTTTATCGACCTTGCCAATACTGTTGCTCATGAATGTACAGTATTATTGCAGACAACAATGGGTGCTGTAGCGGTTACTGAACAGGCCATTATTAACGAGGCACATCACCGCGGTATGATCGTGCCCAGCAGAGTACGTATCGACGATCGAGAAGATACACAGGCCGCAGGTGCGTATGTTGCGTATCCTAAAAAAGGACTGCATGATTGGATTGGATCAATGGACATTAACAGTCTGTATCCGTCTGTCATTCGTGCGTTGAACATGGGTCCGGAAACTATCGTAGGACAACTGCGTCAAGATTATACTAAAGAAGAACTTGCTATCAGCATTGGCAAAGGCGCTAGCTTTGCTGCCAGTTGGGAAGGACGCTTTGGTACTATTGAATACGATCTTGTCATGGCGCAGGATCGTAGTAAAGATATCATTGTTGATTGGGAAAACGGCGAAACCAGTGTAATGAGTGGTGCTCAAATCTATGAACTGATCTTTGACAGCGGTAAGCCGTGGATGATCAGTGCCAATGGTACTATTTTTACACACGAGTTTGAAGGTATTATTCCGGGACTGCTCAAGCGTTGGTATGCCGAACGTAAAGAGATGCAGGCCAAACTAAAGGAATGTATCAAGGCCGAGAACAAAGTTGAAGAAGAATATTGGGACAAACGCCAACTGGTTAAGAAGATTAACTTGAATAGTTTGTATGGCGCTATTCTTAATGCCGGCTGTAGATTCTTTGATAATCGTATTGGGCAAAGTACCACACTAACAGGTCGACAGATTGCCAAGCACATGGCTGGCAAAATTAACGAAGTTATTACTGGCGAATACAATCACGTCGGCAAGGCTATTATCTACGGGGATACTGACTCTGCTTACTTTAGTGCATACAGTAGTCTAAAGAACGAAATTCAAAAGGGAGAAATTCCTTGGGATAAAGACACTATTGTTAAGATTTACGATAATATTGCCACCGAAGTTAATAGTACTTTTTCAGAGTTCATGCTAGATGCATTCCACTGTCCAAAGAGCCGCGGTGAAGTTATCAAGGCTGGTCGAGAAATTGTTGCTGTCAAAGGACTGTTCATTACCAAGAAACGGTATGCGGTACTGTATTACGACAAAGAAGGCAAGCGTACAGACGTAGACGGCAAGCCGGGTAAAATTAAGGCCATGGGCTTAGACCTTAAGCGTAGCGATACTCCTGAATTTATGCAAAAGTTCTTAGAAGAAATCTTAACCAAAGTACTAAATGGTTCTCAAGAAGCAGAAATTCTAGAACGTATCAGTGAATTCCGCACTGAGTTCAAAGCTCGCCCAGGATGGGAAAAAGGTAGTCCAAAACGTGCTAACAATATTGCAGAGTATCAAGCTAAAGAGCTTAAACAAGGCAAGGCCAATATGCCCGGGCATGTACGTGCCAGTATCAACTGGAATACGCTCAAACGTATGAATGGCGACAAGTACAGTCAACAAATTGTAGACGGTATGAAGGTTATTGTTTGTAAGGTCAAAGCAAATCCGTTGGGCTATACTAGCATTGCTTATCCTACAGACGAACTACGTTTACCAAAGTGGTTTCAAGAACTACCATTTGATCATGCAGAAATGGAAGCAACTATTATTAACAACAAAGTAGAAAATCTTATCGGTGTGTTGGACTGGGACCTAAATAGTACCACTGACAATAACACATTTGGTTCTTTATTCTCTTTTGAGTAAAATAAAGTTGACATTTATCACAAACCTAAATAAAATTAACTAAGGAGATTTTTATGAAAGATATTTTAGCTGACATCGTGTCCCATACAAATAAATTGGGATTTCTTAACATTGTTAAGGTAACAGGGGACAATAAGAAAACACTTATCGACTCAATGGCAGATGACCGTAGCGTTATCATGTATGCAGAAACTGCAAACCCTTATCCAGAAATGGCAGGGACGTTTGGTATGCCGCAATTAGAAAAACTTCGCTATCTAGTTGATGGCAAGGAATATCAAGACGGTGCAAAAATTGAAGTTGTCATGGCTGATCGTAACGGCGATAAAATTCCAGTAGGCTTGCATTTTGAAAACAAAGACGGAGACTTCAAGAACGATTACCGTTTTATGAACCAAGACATCATCAATGAAAAATTGAAGACTGTTAAATTCCGTGGTGTCAAGTGGGACGTCGAAGTTACTCCCACTCTAAACTCTATTCAACGCTTTGCATTCCAAGCAGGTGCTAATACCGAGCATACTATATTTTTAGCCAAAACTGACGGCGATCAACTTAAATTCACTTTTGGCGACATTAGCAGCCACGGTGGTGAATTTGTATTTGCTACAGGCGTTGTAGGTAAACTTAACAAAGGATGGACTTGGCCTGTTACTCCTGTTCTTAGTATTCTCAAGGCAGCTGATGTAAACAATACTACAATGAGCTTTAGTAATGAGGGTGCTATGCAAATTACTCTAGATAGCGGACTAGCAACTTACAAGTATATTATTCCTGCACAAGCATGATAAAAGGTGTAGCTAGCGGTGCGTTTGTTAATGTGTTAGGAGGACATTCACTCTTTCCTTACATACCAAAAGACTCAAACAATCCTATACAGGGGATGGTTCGGGTTCACGGTCCAAACTTAGAAGTGTTTAACGGTAGCAGTTGGATAATAATGACCGCCGACTATGCTACCGTTGAGCTGAATCAAAGTGCCCAATCTGCAATAGCATGGGTAATAAAAAAGATGCGGGAAGAAACTGAAATGGAACATCTAGCAAGTCAACACCCTGCGGTTAAAGCTGCTCACGAAAATCTTAAAAAAGCTGAAGAACAATTGAAAACTACAATAATTTTAAGCAAAGAACATGTAAACAACACTGTTCAACATCATCCAGTATAATATGTCAAATACATCAGTTAACTTAACACCATTACAAAAGGACTATGCCGTCTACTTGCCAGCCATTAGTAGCTTTTATAGTACCTATATTGCCAAACAACGACTAGAAAAGTTTATTCCGGACGATCGTATTCCTGCAGGTTTTGATCGTGGTATCGAAGGAATGAACTTCCTTAATCCAGAAGAAGGATACTTTACCTACAAATACGGTCTATATTCCGCAGGTCATGCACAATTAGATCTTACCAAGTCAATGACACAAGAGTCAATGATTCAACAACGAGATCGTAATAACACTATGATCCTAGGTGACTCGGGTGGATACCAGATCGGTAAGGGCGTTCTTAAGTTTGATTGGTTAGACTTCGAAGGCAAGGAAGCTACCAAGACCCGTCAAAAGATTCTCGAGTGGCTCGAAGTCACAGCCGATTGGTCCATGATGCTGGACGTTCCTACTTGGGCGTGTGACCATATTCACAGTCCAAAGACTGGATTGAAAACATTTGAAGACTGCTTAGATAAAACTCGTTACAACAATGATTACTTCTTAATGAATAGATTAGGCCAGACTAAATGGCTCAACGTTCTACAAGGTGGCGATTGGGAAACTGCCGAAAAATGGTACGACGGTGTAAAGGAATTTAGCGACCCTGCAGGCAAGTATGCAGGACGTGAAGCAGAAGGTTGGGCCTTTGGTGGTGCCAACATGTGCAAGATGGATATTACACTCAAGCGTCTAATGACCTTGCGTGAAGATAGTTTGCTGAAGGGCAAAAACTGGATCCACTTTTTGGGTACAGCGCAACTTGACTGGAGTTGTTACTTAACGTTAATTCAAAGACAAATTAGGAAACATATCAATGAAGAAATTACCATATCTTTTGACTGCGCCTCACCGTTTATTGCAACAGCACACGGCCTTGTCTACACCAACGCAGTCCATACGCCAAAAAGGTGGAGTGTTATTATGGACAAGGCCCCAGACAACAAAGCCCTCGCAGACAGCGACATCCCATTCCCATTCGAATCAGAATTTGGTAGAAGGTTAACCCTAGGCGACATTTGTCATTATGCTCCTGGCATGCTTAATAAGATTGGCAAAGAAGGTAAAACATCGTGGGACAGTTTTGCTTACGCACTTATGATGGGACATAATGTCTACTGTCATATTGTTGCTGTGCAACGTGCTCAACAATTAATGGATATTGAGATTGCCAAAACTAAAGATAAATTAACCTGGCGCAAATGGAAAAAAGTAAAATCCAGCGATATGAGTGACGAGTACAGTGATTGGGTTCCTCGCAATATTCTGTATTTTGCCAATTTTATTGAAGACTTGTTTAATACTAAAACCAAAGACGAAGCATTTAATATGATTGATCAAGCTGGTTCATTCCTGCGTAGTCTGGAAGGTGCTCGACTACAGGGCGGGCCTGCCCAAAATACATTTGGTTCGCTGTTTGAAGTTGAAGCGGTTACTAACCAAAATGAGATTGATTTGGCAAATCCAGATGACGATGAGCTACGTGCATTGCAAGAAAGTATTGACAACTAACATAAACTCTGCTATAGTTAACATATGAAACGAGATTACGATACAGGTACAAGTGAAGGAGTAACATTTTTCACTGGTATCGAAATTGAACACACTCCGGCATACGGAAAAAAGACCCTGTTTGTTACAGGAGTACAACCTGTTGAACACATTGCTCTCAACTTACAGGGTTGCGAGCATATCTTCTTTGGAGCAAATCACAGCTTCCATCCTAAGGATAATTTAGATTGGGCACGTTGGGAAGGCATGCTTCAATATTTTTTAGAAAAAGGATATCTTTGCAGTTTGGATATTCCTATTGCTGTAGCAGAAGAGTTCCACGAAAACGGATTAAACGATTACCGCAATTTTATTCCACAGATTCGAGTTCCGTTACCTTATATTAAATTGTGGAATTATAATACAATGCTTAAAATTGACGACAAAGATTTTAACGCAACAAACCCAGGTGTGTGGTCGCACAGTCTACACACACTAATGGATCGTAAAAACTTTACAGACTGGACCCAATATAAAAACGATAAGATTATCAAATGACAAATACTTATATTAAAGTTCGAACAGAATTCGAAGGCTTCCACTTCTACCCTAACGCAGGATCAATCGATCCTCGTATCCAATTCTTAGAAAATGAACATCGTCATATGTTCAAAGTTGAAGTAAAAATCTCAGTTACACACCTAGACCGTGAATTGGAGTTCTTCCTTGTCAAATGGGCATTGCAAGATTTCATTAAAGACGGTAAAATGAATCACAAGAGTTGCGAAATGATTGCAACAGATATCTTGGAACAGCATTTGATTCCAGCATACGGGTCAAATCGATACTACGAAATCGTAGTATCGGAGGATGGCGAGTCTGACGGTGTTGTTGAATACACTCCAGACTCAATTTAACTAACCCTTTAAATAGGTATTACAAAATGGCACAGCCAAATTATATTCAAAAAACTCTTCGTATGAAGCCTGAAGTTTCTAAGATCTTTGAAGATCTCGATGCGTGGTTAGATCATTGCCGATTTAACATGATCGCATTTGCTCCAAGCGATCTATATCGATCAACGGAATATCGCAACTTCCAACGTGGACAAGAGTATCTTGAACGTAAAGCACGTCGCGAAGGTCGCGAAAGCCGACCACAACGCCGAGATTATTAAAATGGCGAACGTCTTTCTAGTTGATTTAGAAAGCGTAGAATCTATAATTTTTTGATAATGTATCGTTTCTTAAATGGAGTTGTTTGGTAACTAGCCGCCCATCTAGCAGACGATACAGAAAAATTATATTCAGCACACCAATCAGTAATAGACTCAACTACAATAGTTTTATCAGTTTCTATATCAGTAATTTGATATTTGTTCGATAATTTAAGTCTAATAGCATATAATAAGTCGGAGTTCAGTTCTTGTGTTTTGATATCATTAGAATCGAACTCCGACTTGTCATTAGAGACTTTAATACCTTTCTTGATATTATCAAGTGCTGGAATTATTCTCAAGTTAGACGGTGCCGCTATCTCTTCATGGGGAATGTTTTGTGAAAATCCATACATTATCGAAACTATGTGATCTAAATGAAAATCTTTTCCTCGACAAAGATTTAACGGATTTATATCATGATAGTATTTGATAAAGTTCCTATTAGACAAGTCTCTAACCTGCCTTCTGTAGGCAACAAAAGCATCAACTTTATCAGGATCTGTAATAATGCCTTTAGCGACTTTAGTTAATGTTTGTTTTTTATATCCGCATTGTTGACAGCCGCCGCCTTGCAAAAGATTTCCAGCACTAGCAAAAAAATCTCCGTGTATTTTACATACTACATGAACTTTTTTCTTACGACCGGAGAACATAGAATTATCAAATAGATAGGTATTGCCGTGTATTATTTTAACTTGTTGGATAAATTCTTCTTGATTAATTTTATAATTTCCGCTACACTTACTGCATCCGATACCGTTTTTATGATCACTAGGCCACTGAAAAAATGAACCATGTTTTTTACAAATTATCTCAACTTTATGATTACTGCCTAAATAATCTACTTTATTATAGTCATATGTCTCACCATGCGATTGAACAAACTGTTCTAATAGTGTCGTTTGGGATATTTTATTTTTATGTGCCATAATACTATTTATACAGAACCAGCAGAAACATACAGGAATGGAAATGAATAAACCTACAATTTGGATCTTCTCACTTGAGCCGATCGAGTCCCGTTATACAAAACAATGGCACGAACATGTGCCCGCACTACTCAAGAACAAGTTAGGCGACAAGTTTAATGTGGTTCAAGTAGATGGCGTTCAGAAGAACAGCCAACTGACCCCGGGTGCGTTCTTAAACTTCTCCGATACCAACTATTGGAAGAGTGCTCAAATGTGTGCGTTCTTGGAACAGCACAATCAAGGCAAGACCAGTCCCAACGATCACGTTATCTTTACAGATGCGTGGAACCCCACAGTGATCCAACTGAAATATATGTCGGACCTGTTAGGCTTTAACTGGACCTTACATGGC